AACATTCCTGATTTAGCCCTTATGAAGAGTGTGAGAAAAATCTCATGCTCTTTTTTTATGCGGTTACTTAAGTTTTGCCTTTTCCCAAGTGTGATAATCAAAGAATACTTGGGAGGTCACATATGGAAGAGAAGGAAAAGCTGATAGAACAGCTTAAAATTATGAAAGAAACGGATATCCTGACTGTGGATAAGGAATCATTAGTAGATATTAAGGATGTAAAAATCAACCCGAACCTGTCAGGTCAGGAAAGAATGCTTGATTATATCCGCCAAATAAAAAACCCTTATTGTTATCTGGACAATGGGATTGTGGTAAAAATCAGCTTTGAGGGTAAGTGCAGCATGGAAGAAGCGTTGAATCATTATATCCGGACAATAGAAGAATAATTTTGTTGGAAGAAAAAAGCAGCGCTTTAAAGTGTTAAAGTGCTGGACGAGTATGAAAAATTATGATAAGATAGTCATGGGTAAGAAAACAAAATGCAACTACAGCTTCGAAGCAAGAAAAGCTTCTTGTGCATGTAGGCATGTCTATATATGAACTTAGGTGAGCCTTTCGTCTCTCTGACTATCCTTTACATTATGTCAGGAGGTGGAAGGCTTTTCATGTCTTTAAATCGAAATATTGAGTCAAAAGTGTACCGGACAGCTATGTATCTACGTCTTTCGAAAGAGGATGGAGATAAGGCCGAAAGTGATAGTATAGCCAACCAGCGTATACTTATATCTGATTTTATCCGTGGAAAGAAAGAATTTTGTGTAGTAGATGAATATGTGGATGATGGTTATTCGGGGTCTAACTTTGAGCGTCCTGCGTTTCAGCGGCTTTATGAGGATCTTGAAAGTGGAGTAGTAAACTGTGTTGTTGTAAAAGACCTCTCACGTTTTGGAAGAAATTACATTGAGGTAGGAAGATATTTGGAAAGAATTTTTCCTTTACTAGGTGTCCGCTTGATTGCTATCAATGACAATTACGATGGTGCCAGTGAATGGACAACGAATGATGCCATTATCTTTCCAATTAAAAATCTGATGAATGATGCTTATTGCCGTGATATGTCCATTAAGATTAAGAGCCAGTTGGAGACAAAGCGAAAAAGAGGAGATTACGTTGGAAATTATACCGTATATGGATATAAGAAAAATCCCAAGAAGAATTCAGAACTGATTATTGATGAGCAGGCAGCTGAAGTTGTAAGAAGAATTTATGTGTGGAAGTTAGAGGGAATGAGCAATCAGGGAATCGCTGACAGACTAAACGGTATGGGAGTACTGTCTCCGTTGGAGTATAAACTATCCAATGGTTCCAATATTTCTGAAAACTTTAAACAGAATGAACAGGCACTCTGGTCTGCAAAGGCAGTCTTTAGGATCATTCACGATGAAGTTTACATTGGAAATCTGGCACAGGGAAAAAGTAAAAAATTAGATTACCGATCCAATCATATAACTGCAATGCCGGAGGATAAATGGGTACGTGTAGAAGAAACCCACGAACCTATTATTGATAAAACACAATTTAATCTTGTGCAGAGCATTGTTGAAAAAGATACAAGAATTGCGCCTGGAAAAGATTCAGTAATGTTATTTTCGGGCTATATCGATTGCGGGGACTGCCACAATAAACTTGTTCGCCGGTCTTCCTCTTATAAAGGAAAGAAGTATACCTATTATATTTGCAATGGTTATAAGCAGGAGCATAGTTGTACAACGCATAATATCAGCCATCAGAAGTTATATGAGGTTGTATTAAATGCGGTACAGTATCAGGTTGAACTGGCAGTTAAAACAGACAAGATTCTGGATGAAATTAAGTCATTGCCATTACAAAGAAAGCGAGTTGTACAGCTGGACACGCAAATGGTACAGCTGCAGGAGGAACTGGAGCGATATAAGCGAGTTAAACAGAAACTGTATGAAGATTATTCAGAAGGCATTCTGAACAAGGATGAGTATTTGGAATACATGGATATGTATGCGAAGAAGATAGATGCCAGACTTCTTTCTATGAAAGAAATATCTACACAAAGAAAAGAAACATTGGCAGACAATGTGGATAGCAAATGGATTGCCAGCTTCAAGAGATACAAAAACATTAAGGAGCTGACAAGACCTGTAGTAATAGAGCTGATTGATAGAATTTATGTCTATGAAGGTGGAAAAATTGAAATCCGATTCCAATTTCAAGATGCCATGGATGAGATGGTACAGTTTCTGGAAAATTCAGAAGATAAGGAAAAGGAGATAAAGACAGGATGAAAACAGCTATTTATATTGGTGCCAGTGTATGGCAGGATAAACAGGTTGAAAAAATGGAACTGTCTGAGCAGTCAGCCACTTGCAGAACATATATGAAGAAACACAGCGAATTGTGTAAAACAGGAACCTATACAGACAGAAATCAGGACAGAATGACGCGGCGAGAGTTTGACAAGATGTTAGTAGAACTCCAAAACAGGAGAATTCAGTGTATTGTAGTAGCCACAATCGTAACTTTCTTTGATTCCAGTAAGGAAGCATCTTACTATATTAATCACATCATGATTCCCGCTGGAATGACATTCATAGCCGTAAAGGAAGCGATCAATACGAATGAAGATGGATGGCAAAAGGCACTTGGAAAAGCAATAAGGAAGGTGTGCACTGGCAATGGCAAGAAAGAGTAGAAAAAATAAGGAGAAGCAAGCGGAATGCATTCAGAAGAAATGGCTAGTTGCAGTGTATTGTCGTATCTCTAAATATAACGCAGGGCAATGCGACGCAGAATCATTGGAGGTACAGAGTGAGTATGTGGTGCAATACCTTGATAATAAGCCGGAATTTCAGCTTGTAGAAATCTATCTAGACAATGGATACACTGGAAGAAATTTTGACAGACCAGAATTTGAGAGGATGATGAAGGATATTCAGAATAAGAGAATTAACTGCATTGTTGTTAAGGATCTGTCCAGATTTGGAAGAAATTTTGTAGAAGCAGGTTATTATCTTGAAAGGATGTTTCCCTTTATTGGGGTAAGATTTATTGCAATTAATGATCAATATGACAGTGAACAGAACGCTTCCAGAAATGGGATGACAGTTCCGATAAAAGGTGTATTAAATGAACTTTACTCCAAGGATTTGTCTAGGAAGGTGAGAAATAGCTTTGAGCAAAAAAGAAAGAATGGAGACAATCTGTCAATTGTTGCATATGGATATCGCAAAGATCAAGAGAACCAAGGGAAATTGCTGATTGATGAAGAAGTTTCTTATTTTGTAAAAATCATGTTTGATAAAAAGTGTGAAGGAGCTACTTATGAAGAAATAGCAAAGATACTTACAACTATGGAGGCTCCGCTTCCCCAGGTAAGAAGGGAACAGCTGGGACTTGTAAAGGTGAAGAAAGGAGACAGTAGAGATATTTGGAATGGAAGCGATGTATATCGAATTTTGAAAAATCCAATTTATGCAGGATGTATCGCATATAACCGATTTGATTATGTTGACGGATACCGAAAGACACCGAAAGATAATCCAAGAGAAAAGTGGATGATGGTGGAAAATAGCAATCCGGCAATCATCAGTATGGATCTATTTAATAAGGTATATGAAATTATACAAACGGAAGCAGAGAGTAGAGAAAATAAAAAATCAATAGCTGAAGAGGGACCTAAAAATATGTTTAAAGGATTAGTATTCTGCCATCAGTGTGGAAGCCCCCTTTACATAAAAAGAGTCAATGGTGTTACAGGTGTACGTTTTCAAAATATTCAGTGCAGGAAGTGTGAGAAGGAACAAAGGGTAGAAATTGCAGATATTTTGTTACAAATACTTGTAATGGATCAGATACGGTTGCAGATTGAGGCCGGACAGTTGGTTATGAAGCTAAAAGAGCAGTTTCAGTCATCTTCCCGCTATTTGAATCAGGAGAAAGTGTATCGGGAAGAGCTGCAACGACGTATGAGAAGCAGTGAGCAGATGAAAAGCAAAAAAAGGAGATTATACGAAGATTATGTGGAAGGAATTCTTAATGAAGAAGAGTATTCGGGTTTCCGTGATAAGTTAGCAGAGCAGGACGAAGAAATCTCAAAGAGATTGCAAGAGGCAAGAACGGCACTGGAAGAATATACTTCGCTAGGAGAAGAAACAAAGTTTCATCCTTATAAGGACTTAGAGGCAAATTTCATGAATTTCAGCGAAGAGTTGCTAAGAAGCGTGGTGAAACGGATTGAAATTGATAAAGATAAAAATCTGTTCCTTACCTTTTCATTTAAGGATCAGGTTACCTGTATAAAAGAATTGGAGGCGGTTTTATGATTGGAGCATATTTTAGATTGTCACTTGCGGACGAAGAGGTTGGAAATGAGAAACAGGAAAGCAATAGTATTATGAATCAGAGAATTACCGTCATGGACTATATTAAAAAACATCCTGATTTAAAGAAGGATATCGTAGAAGAGTTTATAGACGATGGTTATACCGGGACAAATATGAATAGACCGGCATTTGAAAGAATGATGAAGCGGATACAGTCTGGAGAAATTAAAACAATAATTGTAAAGGACTTTTCTAGATTTTCAAGAGATTATATCGAGTCTGGAGATTATATTGAAAGGATTTTTCCGTTTCTTGGGGTTCGATTCATAGCAGTCAATGACTTCTACGATAGCGCACTTCGGGCACCCGGTCAGGTACAGGAGCTGGAAGTTGTGATTAAAAATATTGTGAATACCTCATACAGCAGGGATTTGTCAGCAAAAATAGCGGCGACAAATAGGACAAAGCAAAAAAGAGCTTTTTATATGGGGGGTTACAGACCATTTGGATTTTTAAGTGATCCCAAAGACTGTCATAAACTTATCGTTGACCCGATAGCAGGGGAATATGTCCGCATAATCTTTGATTTAGCGCTGAAAGGAAATGGTACTGGTAATATAGCTAAGATATTAAATCAAAAAGGAATACCGACACCCTCCCAATATATGATTCAGCAAAAAATCGTTGTTGCTAATGCAAAGTCATGGAAGATGGACGGACAGATATGGACGGTAGAGAAGATTAATAAAATACTCCAGAATGAAAAATATAAGGGAACATACGTGGCTAAAAAATATGTTCAGACAGCACCCTGTTCAAAGAAGATAATAATCAATAGCGAAGAAAATATTCTTAGGATTGATCATGCACATGTGGCGATTGT